GCAGCGGCTTCGAATAGTAGTTTATACTATTCAAGTGATGCAGCTAAGTTAGTTTGGAAAGATTCAGGAGGAACGGTTAATAATTTATACTAAAATGAGCAAGGTAATAGCAACCATAAGAACAAAATCAGCCCAGACAATTGATGGGCCAAAAGGTGAATCAAAACAGGTATATTTTGAGTTGAATCATTGGAGCAGAAACGGAGAAGCATATCAATCGAATGTAGTTCATTATTGGATTGAAACAGTCGATGAGGTTGATGTTAAACATTATCTAACAAGATTGTTTAATCCTGTTACAAATATCCCATTCGCAACGGTTAATTATTTGGCACAAATTGTTTCATCGAACGAAACTGATTATGTAGCAAAAGAAACGGAATTATTAAAGCAAGGCTTTTTACTTCAAATCGCTTCCAAGGGTTATTGGGGATTAGATTCGAGTGGATACGAATTTGTATAAAACACTAATTAAATAATCAAAATGAAATCAAATCAACAAGTACAAATCAAAGATTTAACTGACGCTCAGTTAAACGGGGAACAGTTAAATGCATTCAGGAACAGAGAGCATGCTATTTCGGACCAACGACAGCTAAACGAATCTATTGAAAGTCTTAGTCGGGTAATCGACGCCATCAACATTGAGCTGAATGAGAGGACTAATACCATGGATCAACCTGATTCCGAAACTGAAGGGGGGAATTCGGAAGAAAGGGCTCCTAAGCCGAGAAAGCAATCATGAAAAAAATTAGTTTCCATTTTTTCGACAAAGACCTATTTGTAACTCAATCCATTGAGAGGCTAACAGGAAGGGGAAACAAATCCCATGTTGTTATAGAATTTGAAGAGGACCACTACTGCATTGAAGCAATAGGTGGTAGAATATTCGGCACAAATGGTGTTGTATCATCCACAGATCCATTGACGTACCACCAAGGTCGACTAAAACCAAAACACCACTACACTTTATCACTAGAGATTTCCGATGAATTATATCGCAAATCATTGAATTATGCCAAATCGTGTGAAGGCTATGGATATGGATATGGTGGTATTGCTCCGTTCGTTATTAGATTTTTAAGACCAAGCGGAAAAGGAAAGTACTGCTCGCAATTGGCGAAAGAGATTTACGAAATAGCAGTTGGGCACAGATTATCTATCGCCCAATCTCCTAACTCATTGTTTGATGTCATTGGAGCATACATAAAGGGACTTTATAGGGAGCCAGTACGATAATGATAGGAAGTAACATCGATTCAATGATAGACACTTTATCGTCGGCACTAAAAACCTCGGTAACAAAAGCGGACTACATGCCCAACATGTGGGGGCTTTACAAGGATCTATTAGGGAGTGATAATGTTGCATATTTCCAAGTCACGATAGATCACCACGGGGCTGCGGTATCCAATGTGAGTCCAAATTTTGAAACGGTCACAGGATTGGCTATTGATAAGGTTCTAGGCAGAGACATGAAGGACGTTCCAGGCGCTACTTACCCATCAAACGACGAGATATTCAAGCATGTATCTAAGGGGTTGACAGGGATTAAGAATTGGGAATATAATGGAGTAAAATGTACAGGACTTATTTGGAGAGAATCTTATAATACCTTTGGAGAACTTCTTATAAGAACAAGCGATGCCAATAAGTGAGTGGAGTAATGTAATCGACGTACTAAAAAACGCAGGGCTACTAGGCAGTGGAGGGGTAGCCTACGCTGCTATTAATCGATACTATAAGAGATCTGATAGAAAAAGCGATAAGGAGGATAAAAAGAATGATGACATCGACTCATTCTTCCAAATAAAATACGAGGAAGTTCTGAAGGATAATCGAGAATTAACCGATACACTAAGTAAAACACAAATTGCATTAAGCGAATCTGAGCAACTTCTAAGAGTCGCTTTGACTGTTGTGGATGAAGCAAAAAACACAGACTTAGTGAAACTATTAAGGAATAGAAGTGGAGAAATTAAAGACTGATGTAGTCGACTTAGTATTTTCTATTTGTGATTTAGATGTAAATCCCAATTGTTTGTGGGATTTCGAAGGTCGTTTTATTTATTGCAATAAATTATTTGCTGACCTACTGGGATATCGGAGAAGAGAAATAATAGGAACCGAGTTTGTTAAATTGATGCATCCAGGAGATGTAAAAAGGAGCATTGATGTGTACGACAGTAACACAGAAAGTGGAGTTAATCTTGTATATAACTTCTATAATCGTTATTATCGTAAAGACGGAACAGTAATATTCATGTGTTGGTTGAAGGGTTGGAACAATTCTAAATTCAAAATTGGGGGTGGCCAAGCAAAAGAGGTTACTGAGTCCGAATATAAAAAACAAGGTTTAAATATTGATTGATATGGATACGAACGTTAAATCATATACGGATGTAGAACTTCTCGGAAAGGTAAGTGGATTAGATTCATTCAAAGGAATACCAGAAGATTATTGGATTATTGGCGTCCAGTCTAAAGAGGACGGATTTAACATATTCGATGACAAATTTTACCTCTACAAAGGAGTTAAGTTCGTATCCGCAGTTAGTGGAACTACAAATGCAGGAGCATCGGGATTACATGATTTCCAACGATATAACGTTAATGGATGTGCGATAATTAAGGCTGACGAATGGTATCACGATCTGTGGTCGCCAGGATACCATAAAGGGAAAATGAAAGCGTTTCGCCAAGTTTCTCCAATAAAATACTATCGAGACAAGAACAGAAACAACAAGGCCGAGCAAGAAGGTAAGGTTCACGAGGGCATTATTGGAATAAATTTCCATACTGCTACATATCTAAATAAACCGGGCTTTATAGCTAGATTTATCGGAGGATGGTCTGTTGGATGCCAAGTGGTCAATAATATTGACGACTATTATTGGATACTCGGAATAGTTGGGGATCAAAAAAGGATTTCTTATTGCTTAATAAATGAGTTTTGAAAAGGCAAGAGATACTGCAATGGACGCAAATAGTGGGGATAGGCATATTGATAGGAATCCAAAGCCTAAAGCCGCAAGTGGTTCAACCGTTACCCATAGTAGTCAAGACCGAAAAACAGATAAAACATGAGATTATCGAAAAACTTGATAGTGTTGCTCATGCTTCTGATACCGTTACAAGTATTGAGCAAGCAATTGATATACTCAACACCCCCTGATACCATTTGTTTTGATACTGCTACCGTCATACGATGGGCAAAGGAGAAGACGGCAACGAAGAGTCAAGTTGATTACTTGATTGCATCTTTGACTGATGAAATCAAGACGCACTCAATGACAAGGCTTAAGTTAAATGCAAGCATCACCGAGAATGAAAGACTGAAAGGCGTAGCTCGCAAGCAGATAGTAATTACTGCGATAGTGGGGTTGGTTGTAGGTCTTATTATTTGATACCTTTGTGAAAATTTAATCAAATGAGTAAGAAATTAACAGTAAAAGAATTAGATGAGTCAAAGCGACTCAGGACTGAGTTAATGAGCACAAAAGCTAGGCTTGGCGAAATCGAGATGCACAAGCACGCATTGTTCAATGACTTAACCAAACTAAAAGAAGAGTTCGCGAGTCACGAGGCTTTATTGTCTAAGAAGTATGGCGAGAACGCTGTGGTAAATATCGCAACAGGAGAAGTTAGGGACGAAAAAGAAAAATGAGCAAAATAAACACTTACCGTATTGATAGAGGAGTTTCTATAGACGACTATGTTATTGGCACTAATGACGATAACATGGACGAGACTGTAAACTTTTTGGTAAGTGACTTGATTGCTCTTGTTCCACTAGCTCCTGGTCAGACAAGTACATTACAAGAAGTTACGACAGCAGGTGCCACGAGTACTGTTCCGACAACATTCTCCGATTTATCGGTAGGCATAATCAGATTTGTGGGTGGTGTGTACGACTCAAATGGAGTCTTGGGTAGCAGTGGAGATGTTCTTACGTCTGATGGATCTGTTACGGAGTGGCTGCCCATTTCGGCACCGACCACATACTCCGTCCTAACAGTTACGGATGAATTACACGTAGGTGATAAGCTATACGACTCTAATGACGCTTTAGGGAATAGTGGAGATGTACTTACATCAGATGGCACAAAGGCAGAATGGATTCCACCAGCATCAAGCGCTCCGAGTTATTCATTGGTTTTTGATGGATATAGTACTAGTGACCAATACCCTATAGGCATATCTACCCAATCTCCTGATGTTATTAATTTTGGGACTAGTTACAGTAATTCTAATGTTGATTACAATGGAATGACTGATGTAATCACATTTATGACAGCAGGATATTACCTAGTGGAATATACTTTGAATTGGTTTTTCACATCAGGGACTTTATCTTCCGGCACTCTTTTCTTTTGTAAATCGTTGACTGGTGGTATATTCGACTACTCAAACAGCAAGGCAATAACATTGCAGCCCGACTCCTACGCATCATCATCGGTAACTTCAGGAGTGGTCGCAATTGAAAACCAGACAATGAGAGTCATTTTTACTAGAGATGACTACTCAGACACTCAAAGCTATTTAAGGTATATCGAAATCGACCAATACTTGTCAATACACTCAGCATCAATGCGGATATGGAAGTTGGAGTAAAACTGATACGGAAAATTGCAGTAGGCAGAGACTACAAGAATGCGATGAATTATATCGTAGGGCAAAACGTCCTTGGTAGCAGTCATCGAATCCATTTAATTAAGTTCGATCCTGAGTATAGCTCCATTCTTATATACATCGAAAACGATGAAAACGAGGTTATTTTATGGAAGGAGTTCACTGACACCATGCCCATATCTATCGAGTACAATATAGATTTTTAGTAAATTCGTATATTTACGATTCTAATAACTGATGTATGAAAAACCTTTTAATGCTACTGTGCTTAATTCTAGTCACATCAACAGTTAAATCTCAAAGCTCAGAACAAGCAATTCTTCAGGCAGGATTAAATGCTCGAACAGACAACTTCTTTGCAGTTATCGGACTGCAGAAGATGTTCCGAGAAAAGAACGTAGTAATGGTCGGCCGAGTCAGGTATGGATCCGGGGTCCTATATCGAGAGCGCGAAATCAACGTGCAGTTCGGAATGGGACTAAAGGTGTCTGATGATGTGGATGTGATTCTGTATCCATTTTGGTTTAATGGAAAGCCTGACGAGGAATCAGAGAATACGCCTACTACAATTACTTGTTCGATGCTAATACCTACAACCAAAGAGTCCAGAATCGACTTCGGATTAACTCTAATAAATAATCAAATCAGGCCAACAATAACAGTGGCCATAGCTTTAATCAAATTTAATGATTTATGAAATCACCATTTTACTTCATCGCAAAGCCTGTAAACGGTAGGCGATATGATAATCTTAGAGACATAGGCGGTGTAGAGTTCGTTACTAGTACATCTGAAGAGGACCATTTAGCCTCGAATAGATTTGCGGAGGTTGTAGAGTTGCCAATATCATACAAAGGGCCTGTAAGAATAGGAGATATACTGCTCGTGCATCACAATGTATTCAAATTTTACAATGACATGCAGGGGCGAATAAAGAGTGGCAAGAGTTTCTTTCGTGATGACAAATTCTTTATTGAAAACGACCAATTCTTCATGTATCTAAGTGATGGAGATTGGCATGCTCACGATAGATATTGCTTTGTTGAACCCGCAAAAGCTGAAGAATCAATTATATTCAAACCATTTACTGACGAGCCATTGGTGGGAATAATGAGATATCCGAACAAGTACTTAACATCAAAAGGGATAATGCCAGGTACGAAAGTGTCATATCGTCCCAACAGCGAATATGAGTTTGTTGTTGATGGAGATATACTCTATAGGATTTTTGATCATCAAATCACAATGGCACTATGAAGACAAAGGAGAGTCCGGAGGAACTGAAGCAAATGATTATCAATGCAGGTTATAATGCTGTCAAGCAGTTGATTAAAGTTGCCGAAGAAAAGATAATAAAGCCTGCGAGCAGGGGTGATAATGAAGAGGATGACCATCTAGCTGCCGACAGGCTGAAGAATGCTGCAGCAACAAAGAAATTAGCCATATTTGACGCCTTCGAAATCCTCACTAGAATAGGTGCAGAGCAAGAGGCGATTGATACCTCAAAAGACGATGGTGGATATACTAAAGGATTAGGTAATGGAGGTTTTGCAGAAAGAGAAGCAGGCAGGAAGTAAACTGTACAGAGTCCTTGAGGGGCATGTCCCGAATAATGTTCTTGCTTTTAAGAATAAAAAACAGGCATGGACTTACGGGTATGACGAGAAGCACGACATGGTCGTTATTTCCAGGTCGGGCAAAATTGGGGAGGTTGTCGAAATACAGAATCTAAAAATTGCGCTACCTCTATATGAGGGGAATGCAATAAAGAGGAGTACTAAAAAGTATGAGCAATATTGGGAGAGAGAAGAGATTCCTGTTCCTCTTAAAAAAATAAAAACAATCTTCGGATGGAGAGAGAAGTCCACAACATTTAGGAATAAGTGGGTAGGATATATCGAGGATCAGTTCGATAAAAGAGACGAGGGATTGTTCTTCATGAAAAAAGGAGTGCCGACATACATAACGGGCGCTCACTTTATGTATCTAGCACATGCACGTATAGATGTTGGGTTCCCTGACTTTCGGGAGGCCAATCGGATATTGTATCTTCATTTACAGGCGTGCTATGCTGACGATCGATGTTTTGGACAATCATACTTAAAGATTCGACGCTCTGGATTCTCATTCATGGAATCTAGCGAGTGCGTAAATATCGGGACAATAAGCAACAATGCTAGAATTGGGATTCTGTCTAAATCAGGAGCAGATGCCAAGGGGATGTTCGTAGAGAAGGTTGTTAATATTGCAATGTCATACCCATTCTTTTTTAAGCCTATACAGGACGGTATGGATAGGCCGAAGACAGAGATATCATACAAAATACCTGCATCGAAGATCACCAAGAAAAGCATGCGGATTATCGATGATGATGAGAATGAAGATGAAGGACTCAATACCACTATTGATTATCGGAATACGGCAAATAATTCATATGATAGTCAGAAGCTTAGATTCTTGGCGCATGATGAGTCGGCAAAATGGTTGCCACCAAATAATATCTTGGCTAATTGGAGGGTAACAAAAACCTGTCTAAGGCTAGGGAAGAATATTGTTGGCAAATGCATGATGGGATCAACGTCCAACAAGTTATCAGAGGGCGGTGATAATTACAAAAAATTATATTACGACTCAGATGCAACCAAGAGGAGTCGTAATGGCCAGACAAAAAGCGGCCTATATTCACTATTCATCCCGATGGAGATGAATATGGAGGGATTCATTGATTTATATGGAGACCCAGTTCTTCACAACCCTAAGACTCCTGTGATGGGAATTGACGGAGAGATGATTGACCAGGGGGCTATAGATTATTGGGATGGAGAAGTTGAGGCATTAAAGAATGATCCCGATGCGCTCAACGAACACTATCGGCAGTTCCCAAGGACAGAATCTCATGCATTTAGAGACGAGAGCAAACAATCTCTGTTTGACTTGACAAAAATCTATCAGCAGGTCGACTTCAATGATTCTCTGATAATGGAGCACCATGTAACTAGAGGCACATTCAGTTGGAGAGATGGCGTAAAGGATACCGAGGTCATATGGACCCCTGATGTAAATGGACGGTTTTTAACGTCATGGCTACCTCCACCGCAGCTAAGGAATAGGCAGACTAGGAAGAACGACGTTAGATACCCTGCAAACGAGCATATCGGAGCATTCGGATGTGACTCCTATGATATCTCAGGTGTTGTTGGTGGTGGTGGGTCTAAAGGATCTCTGAGTGGACTGACTAAATATAACATGGATTTCGCTCCGAGCAATAATTTCTTCTTAGAATACATCGCTAGACCTGAGACTGCAGAGATATTTTTCGAAGAAGTACTCATGGCAATCATTTTTTATGGCATGCCGATATTGGTAGAGAATAATAAGCAAAGGCTACTCTATCACATAAAGAACAGAGGATATCGTGGATTCTCAATGAACAGGCCGGATAAACATTATATCCAATTATCAAAGACTGAAAAGGAGTTGGGGGGTATCCCTAATTCTAGCGAGGATGTTAAGCAATCTCACGCATCTGCAATTGAGTCGTACATCATAAAGCATGTGGGCTTTGATACAGAAGAGAGAAACAGAGATGCTGACGAGATTGGTTCGATGTTATTTAATAGAACTCTTTTAGACTGGGCAGGGTTCGATATCTCAAACCGTACAAAGTTTGATGCGTCAATCAGCTCCGGACTAGCGATTATGGCGAACCAAAAGCATATGTATTTGGCAGAAAAAAAACAATCAAAAATAAGCGTTAGCTTTGCAAGGTACAACAACAGTGGTTCTCTGAGCGAAATTATTAGATGAAAAAAAACGAGTTAAGAATAAAAGTTGAGCCTGTATATTTCCCTGATGATTCCTTCTCTAACGAAGACAAAGAAAGTCTTGAATACGGTCTCAGGATTGGCCAAGCGATACAGCATGAGTGGTTTAAAAAAGATGGAGGGACTGCTCGATACTATCAGAGATATAAAAACTTCCACATATGCAGGTTATATGCTCGTGGAGAGCAATCGGTGGCGAAATACAAAAATGAGCTATCTGTAGATGGAGATTTATCTTATCTTAATCTCGATTGGACGCCTATACCAATACTACCAAAATTTGTAGACATTGTCGTGAATGGCATGTCGGATAGGTTGCTAAAACCTGTGGCATATGCTCAAGACGCATTATCTCAGTCTAAGCGGAGTCAATATCAAGATTTGATACAGGGGCAGATGATTGCCAAGCCTATCTTGGAGAATATCCAAGAACAGACAGGGGCAGACCCATTTACAATGGACCCTGAAGAATTGCCAGGAAATGAAGAAGACCTTGCACTTCACATGCAATTAAAGTATAAGCCATCTATCGAGATAGCGGAAGAGGTTGCCATAACGACTTTATTCGACGAAAACCACTATGATGACATAAAAAAAAGGGTCAATTACGATTTAACTGTTATCGGCATGGGAGTGTCTAAGCATGATTTTTTAGCCGGAGACGGTGTTAAGATATCATACGTAGACCCTGCATGTTACGTACACAGTTATACAGAAGACCCATATTTCGGTGATGTTTTCTACGACGGAGAGGTAAAGACTGTCGCAATGACGGAGCTATTAAAAATAGACCCAACTCTAACTGGTGCCGAATTGGATGAGATATCTCAATACTCATCATCATGGTACAAAGACTACAATGTAGATCAATTTTATTCTGACGACATATTCTCAAAGGACACAACAACACTTCTTTACTTTGCCTACAAGACAACAAAAAAGTTTGTCTACAAGAAAAAGATATTAGAAGGAGGAGCAAAAAGGCTGTCATTAAAGGACGAAAAGTTCAATCCACCGCAAGAGATGCTCGACGAAGGTCGATTCGAGAAGGTTGAGAAAACAATTGATGTGTGGTACGATGGTATTATGGTCATGGGTACCAATATTATGCTAAAGTGGGAGCTTGCTGAAAATATGGTTAGGCCAGAGTCGGCAACTCAGTACGCAGTGTCAAACTACGTAAAGACCGCTCCAAGAATGTATAAAGGGGTTATTGAGTCTTTGGTTCGAAGATGTATCCCGTTCATCGACCTAATACAAATTACCCACCTAAAGCTACAACAAGTAATATCTCGCGTTGTACCTGACGGTGTTTTTATTGACGCAGATGGATTAAATGAAGTCGACCTTGGAACAGGTGCTGCATACAATCCGGAGGATGCGCTAAGATTATACTTCCAAACAGGTAGTGTAATTGGGCGATCTGCAACACAGGAGGGCGAATTTAATCATGCTAGAATACCAATACAGCAACTAACATCAAATTCAGGCGCATCGAAGACGCAGATGTTGCTCGGGGCATACAATCACTACTTAGACCAAATTAGAGCCGTTACGGGGCTGAATGAGGCTAGTGACGCGAGCACGCCTGACCCTAAAGCATTGGTGGGTCTGCAGAAAATGGCCGCATTAAACTCCAACACTGCTACGAGGCATATATTGGACGGGAGTATATTTATCTACAGGAGCCTAGCTGAGGGTCTAGCTTGTAGAATCTCAGACATACTAGAGCACGCTGACTTCAAGGAAGAGTTCATAAATAAAATCGGGAAGTACAATGTTGGTATTCTTGAAGACATCAAGAACCTTTATATCTATGATTTTGGCATTTTTATTGAAATTTCTCCTGATGTGGAGGAAAAGGCGCAACTAGAGTCCAACATCCAGGCTGCACTAAATAAAGAAAACATTAACCTTGAGGATGCAATTGATATACGAGAGATTCGAAATATCAAATTGGCGAATCAATTACTTAAAGTCAAAAGAAAGGCGAAGCAGGATAGAGAGGAGCGAATGGCTATGCAACAGCAAGCAATGCAGGCCAAGGCACAACAAGAATCTCAGATGATGGCAGCACAAGCAGCCAAACAGGCTCTTCAGATGAAGACTGAATCTGAAATCGAGGTGATTAACGCAACAAGTCAAGCTGATATTCATAAGATGAGACAAGAGGCGTTGCTCAAGAAAGACCTAATGAGGGAAGAGTTCTCATACCAAATGCAACTGCAGGGTGTAGACGAGTCGAAACTATCAGAGAGAGAAAAGAGTCGAGAGGACGCTAAGGCCTCTAGGATCAGTCAGCAAAATACGGAGCAATCAAAGTTGATAGACCAAAGACAAAAAGGATTGCCCCCAATCAACTTCGAGTCTAATGAGGATAGTTTAGATGGGTTTGAGTTCAGTCAGTTTAACCCTCGGTAAGCAATGTATTTTTTATACTAACTTTGCGTAAATTATAATCAAATGGAATTTAAAGTTAAAAGCGTACCAGGACCCGAGGAGAAATCGATCCAAGAAAGACAAGAGGCGGTTGAGCAAAAGGTGATTGAAGAACAGAGTCTCAATGCGCCTGCGTTAGAAGAAGTAGAAGTTAAGGCAGAGAAGAAAGAAAACGTAGAACCAGTTGCTCCTGAGATGACCAAAGAAATGGTTGCTGAGTTTATACATAAGAACTACGGGAAAAGTTCTGACTTGCTTGATGAGTTTATTAACTCAAAAGGAGGGAAAGAAGAGTTGCCAGAAGATGTGGCAACGTATTTGAAATATAAAAAAGAAACGGGGCGTGGATTCGATGACTTCGCCAAGATAGGTCGAGACATTGACAAAATTAGCCCCGATAAATTGCTAAAAGAATATCTGCTTGCAACAGAGGATGGCCTCGACGAAGAGGACATCGGAGTTATGATGGAGGGTTATGTTGTCAACGATGAGTTGATGGATGACGAAGAAATCAAGCAAGTTAAATTAGCAAGAAAAAAAGAAATTGCAAAGGCCAAAAGGTACTTTGAGTCTGAGAAAGAAAAATACAGAGTTCCTCTTGAGTCAAGTGGGAGTTCTATTTCTGAGGAAGACGAGAAGGCTTTAGCGGACTATAAGCAATATGTGCAACAGTCAGCTTCTTACGAAGAGGGCGTGAAGCGTAAAAGTGATTGGTTTTCACAAAAGACCAATGAAGTTTTTAGCGGTGAGTTCAAAGGTTTTGAGTTCGATGTCGCTGATGACAAAAAACTTAGCTTCGCTCCTGCTGATGCGTCCGAGTTGAAAAAGGCTCAGGAGAACCCACAAAACTTCATCGCTAAATTTTTAGATGAAGATGGTTTAATCAAGGATGCAAAGGGCTATCACAAGTCATTGGCTGTGGCAATGAATCCTGAAAAATTTGCTAAGTTCTTTTATGAGCAAGGCATAGCCGAGGCAACCGAAAGCATTGCAAAAGACACGAAGAACATACAAATGTCTTCGCGTCCTGCTGTTGAGATTGCCGGCAAGGGAGGTTTAAAGGTGAAATCAGTTGGTGATACTTCTGATGGTAGCCTACGTATTAAAAGTAAAAAATAAAAATTAAGAAATGGCAGTTTTAGCTTCACCAACGTATGCGTTGCAGCCAAGTGCGCAACAATTACCAACAGCAACAAATTATATTCCCGACTTCGACTTCTTGACTCAGTATCTTCCAGATACTTATGAGAAGGAGTTCGCACGTTACGGGAATAGAACAATTAACGGATTCATGCGACAAGTGTCGGCAGAAATCCCCTCCGAATCAGACATGATTAAATGGACTGAGGAAGGACGACTTCACATCAAATACATTGACGTAAATGCAGATAGTGCGGCAGCATCCGACACTGCTACATTTACTGTTAGTGATACGCTTATCCCAACTCCTAGCACTCCTGCCGCACCGATTGCAATCAGAACGGGTCAAACTGTTATGATTCAAGATAATGCAGGCACAGGGTCAAACAAAGCGATTGTTACAGCAGTATCTACTTCTGCAGGAACTTTTACTGTAGCATTTTACGAGGGAGGGGGGCAAGATTTCGCTCAAAATCAAACTTGTACAGTATTTGTTTACGGTTCTGAGTTCCAAAAAGGAACAGAAGGGATGGATGAGTCTCTTACTGCGGACACTAACTTCTTTGAAAACACTCCAATTATCTTGAAAGATAAATTTTCTGTGGCAGGTTCCGACATGGCTCAGATTGGATGGGTAGAAGTTGATGGCGATGAAGGCTCAGGTTACTTATGGTACTTGAAGTCTCAACACGATACAAGATTACGTTTCGACGATTACCTTGAAACATCAGCAATTGAAGCAGTTCCTGCAGAAGCATCATCGGGGGCTATTGCGATTTCAAATACCGCAAAATGGGGGAACAAGGGCTCAGAAGGCGTTTTCTACGTTGTAAATAACCGAGGTAACGTTTGGGGCGCAGGGAATCCTGATACACTTGCCGAATTTGACACAGTAGTAGCTCGTTTAGACAAGCAGGGTGCTATCGAGGAGAATGTTCTTTTCTTAAATCGTGCATTCAGTTTTGACGTTGACGACATGTTGGCTACGTTAAACGGGTACAATGGAGGCTCTGCTTCAGGTGGCGCATCCTTTGGATTGTTTGACAATGATACTGAAATGGCGTTGAATCTTGGATTTACAGGTTTCCGTAGAGGGTATGACTTCTACAAATCAGACTGGAAATATCTTAACGATCCAACAATGCGCGGTGGTCTTGATATCACTGCAGGTGGTGGCGCAATCAGTGGACTATTGGTTCCTGCAGGCACCAAAACTGTTTATGACGATGTTTTAGGCAAAAATGCCAAGCGTCCATTCTTGCACGTAAGATACCGTAAGTCTCAAACTGAGGACAGAAAGTACAAAACTTGGATTACCGGTTCGGCAGGTGGCGCTCAAACGAGCTCTCTTGATGCGATGGAAGTTCAGTTCCTTTCTGAAAGATGTACTTGTACCATGGGTGCAAACAACTTCTTCTTATTTAGCGCATAATTTTAGTGTAGCAATAATTTGGGGGAGGAGTTCATGCCCTCCCCTTTTTTTTAAAAATTTAATTATATCAAATGAAAATTCAAAAAACAATCGTAGATAAAACCTACAAATTAAAAAATAATAATGCTCCATTGTCCTACACCATAGGGACTAGGAACAAGCCTAAATACCCTCTCTACTACTTTGATGGAGAGACAAATACAAATCGCGAGCTGAGATACGCGAGCAACCAGTCCTCTCCATTCGTGGATGAGCAAGACGGAAATTTCATATTATCTCCTGTAACTTTTGTAGACGGCATGCTAACCGTCCCGAAAGAGAAGCAAAGCCTTCAAAAGTTCCTACATTACCATCCTGGCAATGGGAAAGTATTTTTTGAACTAGACAAAGCCAAGGATGCGCTTGCGATTGTTGAGGATATCAACATTGAGGTAGATGCATTGGTTGAAGCAAAAGGGATGGATGTCCCACAAATTGAGACCGCATATCGTGTATTATTCAACCGAAACCCTGACTTAGTATCTACAAGTGAGATGCGACGAGACGTATTGGTTGAGGCACGCAGGGACCCAAGGAATTTCCTGACGGTATTAAATGATCCAAAACTGAAATTGCAGTCAACTGCTCAAGTTTTCTTTGACAAAAAGTTCTTGCAATTCAGAAAAAACAACACTGAAGTCTTCTACAATACTTCATCTAACAAATCTAGGATGCTAGTCGTGCCTTTCGGTGCTGACGCTATGGCTATAGTTACTTCTCACCTATCTAGTGATGAAGGATTGGAATCTTTAAAGATGCTAGAGGCTCTTGTTAGGGACTCGGAATAAGATATATTTGTAATCTCTTATAATATATTCTGTTTTCATAATTGTTTGGGATGGCTCACAGTGATGTGGGCCATCTTTTTTTTTAATTATCTTTGTCGAAACGTCAACAATGATAAACACAGTTAGGGGTACGGTTTTGTCTGTGCTTAATAAAAATAACTATGGCTATCTATCGCCATCAGATTTTAATTTACTCGCTAAACAGGCTCAATTATCAATTTTTGATGACTACTTCTATAAGTACAACTATCAATTAAATAAAGAGAATGCTCGCACATCTGGAACAGGGATTGCCGACATAAAAAAAGGCATAGAGGAAGCTATAAACACTTTCTCTACCACAAGACACCTATCATCAAATTTTGACAATGTGTATTATGCGCCATCACTCACAACGACAGGCGATGAATATCACTTGATGAATAAAGTATTGGTCTACCAGTCGACACTCTATACAGGGGCGACGACATCTTTTGATGGTGGGGGAGATAAGATTATAGACACCAATGCTGACTTCGTAACATTAGGAGTCGCTGTTGGGGATATTGTTGCTGTAAGTAATGGCGGTGTTGAGGATGCGAGAGTAGTTGCTATTGATAGCGCGACATCTCTCACAGTATCCATTGCAACGATAGATTCCTCTCCATTGAATTATGCCATCTACGCGAAGGCGACAAAGAAGGAAGAGGCTCCACAAACTTCGCACAGCAAGATTACTATGCTGAATAATTCATTGATGACTGCGCCAACATTGTCATGGCCTGCGTATTCTCACGAGGGCGCTAACTTATCGATGTATCCTGACACAATTACAGCGTTAGGGCAGGTAACTTGCCAATACTACAGATACCCATTCGACCCGAAATGGACATACCAATCCTTGGTTGGTGGTAATCCTGTATTTGATGCGTCTCAATCTGATTACCAAGATTTTGAATTGCCGTTAGAAGATGAAGAGAATCTTATCATAAAAATTCTGCAATATGCAGGGATTTTAATACGCGAAGGCGAGGTTTACCAATTCGCTCAGAATGAAGAAATACAAGCTAATCAATCAGAAGCATAATGGCATATATATCTCAATTTGACTATTACACAAACTCGGACACTACGCCAACTGACGCAAATTGGGGAGCATACCAGTATGTTTCTTTGTATGATATCGTCAATAACTTTGAGTTGATGTACAACGACAATCACTCATTGATAAACAATACTCCTAGATATAAAATCATATTCCACGCCAAGCAAGCTATTAAGGAGCTTAACTATGATGCGTTCAAGGAGATTAAGGCGCTAGAGTTAAGTGTTGATGATGCTCTTAGGTTTGTATTGCCGGAGGATTATGTGAACTGGGTTAGAGTCTCTGTGTATATGGATGGTGTATTAAGACCATTGACGGAGAATATTCAGCTACAATCATCTAGGGCATACCTTCAGGACAATACAGGAGCGATACTGTTTGATATAAATGGAGGTATCCTGCAGCCCGAGTTCTCTGGAATTGATTGGGACAGAATAAGCGGTACAAAAAAGAGCATATATTTAAACCCTGACAACCCACGTTTTGATGGCGTTGAGGGATATTACTACGAAGGCAATTGGTATTTTGACGTTCAAGTGGGAGCTAGATTTGGTCTAAACACGGAGACGGCAAATGCTAATCCGAGATTTAGAATTGACGCCAAGGCAGGAGTTATAAACTTCAGTTCTGCAATGGCAGACCAACTGTGTATTCTTGAGTACGTCTCAGACGGCATGGAGAATGGAGATGATTCATTGGTTTCGGTGAATAAGTTATTCGAGAAATATATCTACGCAGCAATAGAGTACGAGATATTATCCTCTAAGCTAAATGTTCAAGAGTATGTTGTCAACAGAAAGCGAAGAAAAAAAGGCGCATTATTAGCCAATGCTAGGATAAGAATAAGCAATATGCACCCTGGTCGATTACTGATGAGCATGCGAGGTAAAGATAAGTGGTTGAAGTAGTATGGCTAACATTACAAGGAATTTTACAGCAGGTAAAATGAACAAGGTTGTCGATGAGCGCCTTGTTCCTAATGGCGAATATATCGATGCCCTGAATATAAGAATGGGCTCCACAGAGAAATCTGAGATTGGCGCCATATCAAACTCTAAAGGCAACACGCAGCTCACTACAGTAAGAGTGTCAGGGCAAGCATTAAGCGATGACGCAAGAGTTATCGGAGCAATCTCTGACGATACTGAAGAGACGATGTACTGGATGATACATGATCCAAGTTTTGCGATTGGCGCTACAGGTAAGCTAGATTTGATTGTATCCTACAGCACGTCAACATTGTCATTGACCTACAACGTGGTCAGTATTGATGATGGTGATGGGGTGGATACTACTTTGAATTTCAATCCTCAGTACTTAATCACAGCAATTGACTTGGTAGAGGACTTGTTGATATTCTCTGACAACTACAATCCACCGAGGACAATTAATGTAAGAAAAAATTACGGTCAGCCGATATCAAATATCGATGTGTTTGAAGCTATTGATATAATGACAATCAAGGCTCCACCAATAGAGTCTCCGTCAATCATACCCATCAGCACGGGAGGGCAGCAGAATTTTATGTCTGAGAGATATATCTGTTTTGCGTATCGATACGAATACTCCGATGGTGAGTACTCAGCAACGTCTCAATTCAGTGCTCCATCATTTATTCCTAACCCATTTAATTTTAGCCCTGATAGTTACTTGAATGAGGGTATGGTGAATTTGACTAATGCGTGCCAGGTTTATTTCAACTCGGGAAGTTCATTGGTTAAGGGTATTGACTTGTTGTTCAAAGAGGCGGGTAATTCAATAATAAAAGTCATTGAGAGGCTAGATAAAGATGAGCTAGGGTATGCAGACGGAACCGAGTATTCATATACATTCTCAAACAGCAAAATCTACACGATACTCCCCTCATCTGAAATCCTAAGATTATATGACAATGTGCCTAGATTGGCTCAGGCTCAGACAATCATGGGTAATAGGCTTGTGTACGGAAGCTATTTGGAGGGGTATGATTTGGTTGACCTGAACGGCAATACAACAAAACTAGAATTACTCTACTGAGCTGATCTCTTCTGATATCGGGGAATCTGAAGTATCTGACGTAATATTCTTCAGGCAATTACGCAATTAATGGAGCTCACTCGTCCGATGGCGTTGTAACTTTCGATTTAGATGGTATTGATTTGATTGAAGGTGGATCGCTGTCTTTTAATATCAGATTTTCACATGACTCATTCACGGGAGACACGCCTCCGACCGAGACAACAGGAGACATTGACTTGTCGTTTATATTCACATTGCCAACAACGTACACGAGTGTTTACCAAATGGCAAGCAGTGTTGAATTTACTGCTGCGATAACAGAGGCTACCCCTGAGCCCGTTGCGACATCTTGCGATGGCAATACACTTACGGACAGGTTTAATTGCGCTATACCGGCTACTTTAGATGCTCTGCTAAAATTCAAGAGTGGGATATTTGCTGATGACGGAGGTATTGAGATAACGACATCTCCCTCAAGTACAGAGATTGGCCTACAGATATTGGCTATGAGATTTGTCGATGATATCGTAACGCCAACAGTTAATGTTTATGAGTATTATAATATAACTTTAGCGTCCGGGTATTTCCAGGAGATATCTAACCCAAAAAGCCTACACAGCAACAGAGGATATGAAGTCGGGCTTATCTACATGGATGAGTTTAATCGATCGACAACGACTCTTGTAAGCGAACGCAATACTGTACATGTGCCTTGCTCTGCATCAAACGACAAGAACTTCATCAAAATAACCATACCGTCGACTCAGGTGGCACCTGAATGGGCGACTCGGTATAAGTTTGTAATCAAGCCTGACAGAGAGGGGTATAACACAATTTACTCAAATATTTTTGTTGCGGACACAGACACAAATGCCTATTGGTTTTTGCTTGAGGGAGAGAATAGCCAAAAGATTGAGAATGGTGATAGGTTGCTCGTAAAGGCTGATACCAATGGCCCCACAAATACATGCGTACACACTACGGTTCTTGATAAAGTAGCTCAATCATATGATTTCTTAGGAAACAATGAGCCGGCAGGGACGTACATGAAGATAAATCCGAACAACTTTAACACAGTTGTTGGCGAGAATACAGTGGTCGACTATGGCAAATGGAGTGATTTTAAGAAGTCTTCGGGGAAATATCCGCAAGTTAACTATCCAATGAGCGTTTGGGATGGCGCTGCTTGGGTAGACTATACGGTACCTGCAGGATCTAGGATAGTCATGCATCTATATTTTAATAGGAATGGAGGTGATTTATTCTCTTGTGAGCAGAGAACATACACCCTTGATAAGACTTTAATATCTAGGGCAGACTACGACAACATGTATGACTGGTTTCTTGGCGACAATATTGCTGAGATTTTAAATGATGGCATAGCTATCGTAGGAGGGTCGGGTCAATGCGACATATTCAATGAGTTTAACGCTATACTGGAGACGTCTATAATAAACTTGCCGACCAATGTCTGCACAAACCATTATCAGTTTGCAAGAACAGGGACTAATGAGTTGTTCTTGATGATAAATGGAACAAAATCATGTCACCGATCGAAAAAGGGAGCTTCATTGCTTGATGTAGCTTTTACTGTGTATCGGGCTGAGGACTTAATTGTATTCGAGAGTGAGCCACAAGATGCGTCACCTGACGTATTTTATGAGGCTGATTCTTCTTATCCAATCTTAGTCGGTGGAAATCATGGAGGAAACGTACAGGATCAAGACATAGCAACATCAGTTCCGGCTATAATTGACACCACATTCTTCAATTGTTTTACATTTGGAAATGGGGTTGAAAGCTACAAGATAAGAGACTCCATCATTGGGGATGCCTTTAGCTTAGGGAATAGAGCCACAGCAACTCAAGCTAAGGACTACGAAGAAGTGAGGAGATTCGCTGATTTAACATATAGCGGTATCTATAATGAGGAGTCAAATGTCAACAGGCTAAATGAGTTTAATCTCGGGTTGCTAAATTTCAAGACACTTGAGCAATCATTTGGGACAACTCAGAAATTATTTGGCAGGGAAACGGATATCCTGGTTTATCAAGAAGATCGCATATCATATGTCTTAGCAGGGAAGAATTTATTATCAGACGCAGGTACTGGGAATGCACTCACATCGGTTCCCGAGGTCTTAGGTACTCAGATAGCTAGGATTGAAGAGTTTGGGATATCTCACAACCCTGAGAGTTTTGCTCAATGGGGTGCAGACAAATACAATACAGACGCAAAAAGAGGCGTTGTGTTGCAATTAAAAGGTCAATCATATAATACAGACCAATTATCAATCATCTCCGATAATGGGATGAGTTCTTGGTTCAGGGATTTATTTATCTCATCATTCAATACTCAGAAGATTGGTGGGTACGATCCATATATGAGAGAGTATGTTTTAACATCAAATAATGTTGAGACGCCTCAATCAACAGTTTGTACTGCATGTGGTGTTGGTGCCAATGTGCAGCTCGTGGCAGAGCAAATTTTAGATTTTTGTATTGACGAAGGTAGCTTGGTTGGCGAGGTGACGGTAACGTACAATCTATTATCTGCTAGTGGTCCTGAGTTTACAGTCACTGCTATTTATAATGGATTTTCGTATACATCTGGGCCGGTTACAACAAGCGGAACATTTGTGTTCGACAAAGACAAGGTGAACGTGAGCGAGGTTGATATATCAATCACTACTGACGCTGATGTTGAACTAGAGATATTTGCAAGTTGTCCCGATGCGGAGGAGCTTTCTATTGTTGAGGTGTGTCTTACAAGCGACAGCGATACAGGACAATATATCCACAATGAGTATCGATGGGAGGCAGGAACATTCACATCACCACTACACACATCGTTCGTGACATTCGCATCGGGCACATCTAATCCTATAATATCATTATATGACACAATATCAGGTCCTCAAGGAGGTGGAGTGATTCCTACCGATGGATCGACAGTTCGTATGATATCAAACAAGATAGGATTTGACGATTTTGTTTTTGAGTCTTCAAATGATAAGTTTATGTATTTGCGCTCAAATACGCTTTACACAAACACTGAGGCTGATATGGTGTTGCTATTAGCTGCTGCATCTACGGCTACGCCAATTGTTGCAGCCTCGGGGACATTGTACTATGCCGATTTTACAATGCCTGGCACCGGAACATACTTATACTTAATATGGGATTATCGCAACAGCACATCAATTGACTTATGTTTTGATGCTGATTTATTTGATGCTTGTTGTGGATGTTAATAGAAATTAATTTATGGCTACATACTACCTAAATGGAACAACATTGTCTGATGCAACAGGCATTTACTCAGACGCTGCATTAACGACATGTGCTCCTGATGGATTTTACTCAGATGGAGGAATCGTAAGAGAGCAGGTGAGCTGTCTGCTGCTGCCCGAGTCTACATGCCCATCGTGCGCGACACCTTGCCCTACAGGTCCAATAGGAGTAAGTCCAGGCTCTGTCGGGGCTTACAATATCCAATTCAATACAGGCAGTACTGCCGCTGATGTTGGTGCGATAATCATAAAGTTTACTCCATACTCTATCCCCGATGGGATAAGAGTCGGCCTAGGCGCTGCGTCATACAATAAACTCAGCTCGAAAGATTATGGATATCTTGGAGCTACGGGAGCGAGCACAGAATTTACTTTCATCGGAAACACTGCTGGTGATTGCGGAATTGTAGCAGGATCTCCCCATGCCCTTACTGAATATAATTATGTAGGTGGTGCGTTTGTTGCAACAGGGAATACAGTGAACATAACTGTTGCTGCATCAAATATGTCTCTAACTGCTACTTCCCCGAATGACTGCTATATGGTTATACCAAAATTAAACTCATCATCATATATATTATATCTTGAGACTATTGGAGCGTGCTCCGGCACAGCATGGGATATAGAGGTTAGATGTCCTGTTAGATTGACTGCATATGACTCATCAACTGTTCAGGTTGACTCAGCCACAGCATGTTTAACGTCTCAGACGGTCAGCTACTACAACGCTCCTGTTACAGGATCAAGCGGTGTGCCTGAGCTGTATGACTGGGTGTTTTATGATGAATTTGGCGAGAATGTTTTGCCTGCAGGTTTTTATAATGTAAAATCACCTGACGAGTGGATTGAGGTTGACGCTAATGGCGTTGTTGTCTCAGTAGGAGTTTGTCCATAATAGAATAATATGCCGAATTATACATTAACATATAGCGATCAAGCACAGGGATTCCCCTCGTTTTACTCATACTATCCGGACTGGATGTTGGGGATGAATAATTACTTCTACACATTTTACCAAGGAAATTTGTATCGACATAATGTCAACGAAACTAGAAATGAGTTTTATGGTGTGAGTTACGATTCTACATTGAAGAGCGTATTTAATGACGTGCCTCTTGAGAATAAATTATTTAAGACCTTAAACTTAGAGGGCGATGATTCTTGGGCAGCATTGATGACGACCGACATTCAGGCGTCGGGATATATCGAGAATAGTTGGTTTGAAAGGAAGGAGCAGAGTTATTTCGCATTCGTGAGGAACTCGGGCACCGTGCCTGCAGAATCAAGCGAGTTTGCTTTGCGTTCTACGAATGGCATTGGCTCAAGCACATCGGTTATAACCGGAGCTACGGCAACAATATCATTTCCGATGGCCATAAATTTGGGGAATATCATGAGCGTTGGGGATGTTATGTATTTCATTGAGACAACTCCGGACACGAAGCTCGCAGGAGAAGTCACGAGCGTTGTGACAGACTTGCCCAAAGGCATTAATAGAGTTTTGATAGACACGACAATTCCTGGCACCGATACAATTACAACTCAGGATCCATACTTTTTCTACGTGAAAAACGCTGTGGCTGAGTCTCATGGCGTGCTTGGGCACTACTGTATATTTGATCTCACAAATTCAAATACATCAAAAGTTGAGCTATTTGCGGCTGAGTCCACCATAATGAAAAGCTATCCTTAATTTGTACTATCTTTGCTCAATATGGCGCTTGAGCTCAGACCACTAATACATTCCGACTATCACGAGTATCTAATAAAATGGTGGAGTGATTGGGGTTGGGACGCTCCATCAAGGGACTTCTTGCCTGAGAATGGTGAGGGCGGCATAATAATCCTAGACGGAGACATTCCGGTATGTGCAGGCTTTCTGTACGCGACTAATTCCAAAATAGCATGGGTAGACTGGATTATATCTGACCGCAATTACACAAAGAAGCCGGATAGAGCAGATGCAATTGACCTGCTCATCACAACACTTACAGATATCGCAAAAACTACAGGAGCGACATGCTCGTATGCACTGATAAAGCACGGTGGTCTTATTCGGACCTATGAGCGATTAGGCTACAAAGCAGGTGACACATACACTCAGGAAATGATTAAAATACTATAGACATGGCAGTAGCAACAGCAACAGCATTAACAGTAGCAGGACTTGTATCGACAGCAACAGGCACAGGGATGTCTTTCGTGCAAGCAGCGAAACAACGTAAGATTGAGGCCAAGGCAAATGCAGAGGCTGATAAGTACATGGCTGACGCTCGGAAGAAACTAAGCATAAACTTTATGGACGCACTTGGCATCGCCAAGGAGCCATATGAATTGCAGAGAGAGCAAATGATGGGAGCTGCAGCGCAGCTTATGGACGCAGGCCAAGAGAGTGAGAGAGGAGTCGGTGCCGTAGCAGGTCGTGTATTGGCAGCGAATCAGCAAGGCCAAGAATCGATTGCTGCAAAAATGTCAACAGATTTATATAACCTCAACGCAGCAAAAGCAGAAGAATCTGCAAGGCTGAGAGATATTGATGCAAATTTAGATTTAAGCACTGTTGAAGGAGCGCAGATTGCTGCGGCAAATGCGAGCAACAGGAACAATAAATACATGAACGATGCAGCAAAAGGTGTTACGAGTCTTGTGAGTCAAGGTGTCTCAATGGCTCCTTTATACGGTGGTGGCGGTGGTGACCCATCCGGTACTATTCCTATGGGAGGACCGGGTACATTGCAAGGAGTAACGGGAGCAGGGATGAACGCAGGTGGAAATTCATTAGTTCCACCTGCGCTATCTACGCAATACAATATGACTCCTTTCCAAAATTACAATCCGGTATATGCTCCCCCTAGCAATAGCCCAACATCAACAAATTATAATTTTCTAAATCCCTTTTGGTATAGACC